TCATCGCAAGCCAAAGCCGAGCGCGAATTAAGCGCCCGCAATGGCGGATCGTTGCTGGCCAGGAAGGAAATGAACGATGACATCCCCTTCTAACGTTCTCGACTTCAATCCACCGGCGGTGTCGACTGTGAATACCTCGATCAATGCGGCGTTGGATGTGGCGGCGGCCATCGAGCAACGCGAGGAACGCCGCGACTATCTCGGTGCCAGTGGGATTGGTTCGGAATGCCTGCGCAAGGTGCAGTTTGACTGGCAGCGCGAAAGCGTTCACGCCGCGCGCACTAAGCGGATTTTCAACCGCGGTCATGCGTCGGAAGAAAAGGTTGCGGTGCAACTGGCGCTGGCAGGGTTCACGATCGAGCGCGGCACCGAGCGTACCGGCTTCACTGCAGTCGACGGCATGTTCAGGGGGCATTGCGACGGCATCATTACCGGCGGGCCTGCGATCGAGGATCTGGCCTATCCCTGTCTCTGGGAAAACAAGTGTCTGGGATCGAGCGGCTGGAAAAAGATCGAGAAGGTTGGTCTGCGCGCGGCGTATCCGCAATATTACGATCAGGTGATGTTGTATCAGGCCTATTTGGGCCTCGATGAAAACCCGGCGCTGTTCACCGTCGAGAATGCCGACACCTGTCATTTCCTTTGCCTGACGGTGCCATTTGATCCCGAGGCTGCGCAGGCTGCGTCCGATCGAGCCGTGGCGGTGATCCGCGCTACCCAGGCTGGCGAACTGTTGCCACGCATCACCGAGAAGGGACCTACCGACTGGCGCTGCAAGATGTGTTCACACAGTGGGTTTTGCTGGAGTGAACCGTGACCATCATCGACTTCAACCTTGCCAAGCGCCAGGACGAACAGTCCAAGGGCAACATCAATGCCGAGGCCATCCGCGATCGGCTCAACGCCGACGCAGCTGGTTTCGTGCAATGGTTGTTCTCGGGCCGGGCGCTGATCGCGCGTGGTGAGGCGCGCGTCGGCGACGTCATGGGCACGCCCGGCGCATCGTTGCGGATATCTCTGTCAGGCGCCGACGCTGGCCTGTGGAAGGATCACGCCACCGAGGAAGGCGGTGATCTCATTGCGCTATACCGGCTAAATATGGGCTATGCCGGCAATGCCGATTTCGTGCTGTCGCTGAAAGAACTCGCACGGGACTATCTCGGTGATACCATCGAGATCGAGCGACCGCCCTGGCGGCCGACGCCGGCAGAAAAGATCGAGGCGGCCAAGGCCAGGCTTGGCACCAGGCCTCGCGACGACATGGCCGAGCTCGGCGCGCCCGTGGCCACCTACAAGTATTTCGATACCCGCGGCAATGTGCTGGCGTCGGTGGTGCGCTACGAGCCCGACGGCACCCGCGCCAGCAAGACGTTCCGTCCCTACTGTTTCCGAACCGTCGAGGGGCAGACGAAATGGATCAAGGGCGCGCCGGACCTGCGGCCGCTATACCGACTGCCCGAAGTGTCGCTGGCGTCGTCGGTGGTTCTGGTCGAGGGCGAGGGCTGTGCGGAAGCGCTGCACAGCGTCGGCGTGGTGGCAACCAGTGCTATGCAAGGCGCCCGCGCACCGATCGAGAAAACCGACTGGTCACCGCTATCAGGCAAAACGGTAACAATCTGGCCCGATAACGACGAGCCAGGCCGAAGCTATGCACAATTTGCATCGCAAAAATTAACATCGATCGGCTGTCGGGTAAAAATCATCACGCCACCGGCCGACAAGCCGGCCAAATGGGACGCCGGCGATTGCGTGGCGGAAGGCGGTGACGTCGGCGCCATCCTGCTGATGGCGGTCGAGGTAGCCAGCCCGCCAAAACCGCGCATCCGCATCCTCGACCTCGATGAACTCGAGAACCTGGCGCCGCCGTCCTTCCTGATCGGCGACGTCCTGACAGAGGGCGGATTGTCGGTGCTCTGGGGCCGTTCCGGTGCGATGAAATCGTTCGTGGCTCTCGACATGGCCATGTGCATCGCCAGTGGACTGGCGTGGCACGGCAAGCCGGTCAAACAAGGCCTGGTGGTGTATCTCGCCGCCGAGGGCAGTCACGGCCTTGGTCGTCGCGCCATCGGCTGGCGCAGAACCCGCGGCCGCGACCTTTCCAAGCCGGCCTTTAAGCTGATCCCGCACGGCCTGGCGCTGACTGGCGACGATCTCAACGCGATGGTGGCGGCCATCCTGGCGCTCGGCATGCCCATTGTCCTGGTCGTGATTGACACCCTGGCCCGAACGTTCGGCGCCGGCGACGAAAACAAGCAGGCTGACATGAACGCCTATGTCTCGGCGGCCGATCGGCTGCGTGAAGCCACCGGTGCCCATGTCCTGATCGTGCACCATTCCGGTGTTCATGAGGACAAGCGCGAGCGCGGTTCCAATGTCCTGCGTGGCGCCGCCGATACCGTGATCAAGGTTTCCCGAAAAGAAGACAATCTCGACATCATCAACCGTGGGCCCGAAGGAAAACAGAAAGACACCGAGGAATTCAAAACCATCAAATTACGGACGCAGAAAGTGTTTTTCGAACAAGGTGAAACGGAGCAATCGACCCTGATCCTCAATCTTAGAGAAGACGAAGGATCGGCCGAGCCAGAGGGTGAGGCAAGGGATACTAGTTTGGGCAAAAACGAACAGAAAATAGTCGATTGCCTGAAGGTGGCAGAAACCGCTCTTGGGTATACGCGGCTGCTTGCCATGACGGGGATGAACGATGGTTCTATGAGCAGAACCCTCAGCAACCTTGTCGAGAAAGAAATCATCTCGGTCAACTTTGATGCGTCAGGGAACACGAAGCAATGGTCACTGAAACGTTCCTAGTGTGTTCACCCTGCACTACCTGCAATGCAGGTAGTTTTGCAGGCTTGTGCAGGTACCTGCACCTGCACCCTCTCCCCCGAAGGGGGAGGGGCAGGGCAGGTAGCCAAGCGCAGGTTACCCCATGAACACGCTTGACCAGGCCACTCCGTCACCACGACCGACCGCATGGACTGCCGACCACGTTCGGGAACGTCTGGTCGAGGCGGCCGAGATCGAACGCCGTCTGCCCGGCCTCGGAACCCGGCGCCTGCGCTCACCCTGGCCGGCCGACGTCAAGCATTCCTGGCAGGACATGGTCCACTGGGACGACACCAGGGACAGGGTGCTTGACCAATGGGAAAAGGCCAAGGGCGCCTATGCCTACGAAATCACCCGCATGGAAGAAGCCCAGGCCTGGCTCACATGGCTGCCAAAGGTCGATCACCAGTACCTCGAGGCATGGGCCGTCTGCACCGCACGGAACCTGTCCGTCCGTGCCATGCTCGACAAACGCGGTTTCAAACGAACCACGTTCTACCGCACCATCGAACGTGCCACAGTCGTCATCGCCGATCAGCTCAACAAGCAAGGGGTAGCGGTGCGGTAAATGGAGATCGATCAGGTCATCGATGCACTGGAAGACCAGAATAACACCATATCGCATTTGAGGCTGTTTCAGATCATCCAGCAGGCCGAGGCCGGGGACCGTGATGCTGACTTCGCAGTGCGTGAACTTGCGATCGAATACCTCAGTCGTAGGAAGGAAATGCCCACCTCACTCGCCGCGTTCGTGCAAAGAGTTTTGCTGCAGGCATTGCATAAGTAGTCCCACAACATCTTGACATGCGGACACCTGGAACCACTATTCGCCACAGAAACAGGTAGGATTGGCGAACTACGCCTATCCCCACATCCCCACATGGCACGATCCAGGTTTTACCTCACACCAGCATGGCAACGTGCGCGGTTACAGGCACTGCATGACAGTGGCTGGCGCTGCCTACGCTGTGGTGCATCCCTCATAGGCATGGGCAAGGCTGCCCATGTCCATCACCGCAAACCATTGGACAAGGCACCATCCTTGGGCACCGAACCACTTAACCTCAAGCCTGTATGCGTCGGCTGTCACAACGCCGAGCATGCGGACATGAAGCGCAACAAGTTCGGCTGTGATGTGAATGGACAACCGATCGACGCATCACATCCGTGGTTGAAGACCGGGGGGCGGGTGTGAAAATAACCGGGGGTAGCGGCAAGAACGGCGCGCAAGTTTCGCGAGGAGTTAAAAGGGTTTGACCCTGCCTGGCGCGACGATGCCGGTCCTTTATCGGGGGTCGAACACCGGTTCGCGCCTGTTAGCTGCCGAAAAACTTAAATCCCGCAAGAGGCCACAACGGCTGCCGTGGCACAAAAAAGGTTTGTCGCGGCTCGAGCGGGTGATGGCGTTCCTGGAATTTCTGCCGATCACCAAGGGCAAGCTGGCCGGCGAGAAAATGCACCTACTCGACAATCAACGCGCATTCGTGGCCGAGCTGTACGGGCGCGAAGCCGACCAGGTGCGGCTCGGGATATTTTCGCAACCTCGCGGCAACGGCAAAACCGGACTGATCGCTGGCCTGATGCTGTGTCACCTGCTCGGGCCCGAGAGTGAGCCGCGTGGCGAGTGCTATTCGGCCGGCATCGATCGCCTGCAGGCCGGGCTGATTTTCAACGAGATGGAAGCGATCATCGTCGACGTGCCCGAGTTCACGGCTCGCTGCAACATCCAGCGATTTCGTAAAGTGATCGAGGTGCTGGACGGCGACGGCAAGGGTTCGAAATACGAGGCACTGTCGGCCGACAGCCGCCGTGCGCATGGCCTGGCGCCGTCGTTCTGGGCCTATGACGAACTGGCGCAGACACGCGATCGCAACCTGCTCGACAACCTGCAGACAGCAATGGGCAAGCGCAAGCGTTCGCTCGGCCTGGTGATCTCGACGCAGGCGGCAAGCGACGTGCACCCGCTGTCGGAACTGATCGACGACGGCCTGCGCGGCAACGACAAAAGCATCGTGGTGCATCTGACCGCGGCGCCGGTTGATGCAGATCCGTTCGACCAGGACGTGATCCGCAGCGTCAACCCAGCATTCGATACGTTTCTCGACGCCAACGATATCTTTGCCGAGGCCGAGCGGGCGCGGCGGATGCCGTCGTTTGAAAGTGCGTTTCGCAACCTGCGCCTTAACCAGCGCATTGCGCCGCACGGCCGCAATCTGCTGTTTACGGCCGAGGCCTGGGCCGATGGGGATGCGGCGATCGACGATGGCATTTTCACCGATGGCCGGCCGGTCTATGGCGGCCTCGATCTGTCGGCCTGCATCGATCTGACGGCGCTGGTGCTGGCGGCCGAGGATGACGACGGCGTGGTGCAGTTCAAGCCGTTTGCCTGGACACCGACGGCGCGGCTCGAGGAACGCCAGCTTGTCGACCGCGCGCCGTACGACGTCTGGATCAAGCAGGGCTATCTCGCTGCGATCGAGGGTGCGGCGATCGACTACGATTTCGTGGCGCTCGAGCTCGGCCGGCTGTCGGAAAGTATGAACCTGGTGCGGGTTAATTACGATCGCTGGTCGATCAAGCATCTGCACCAGGCGCTGGCGCGTTACGGCGTTTCGGTGCCGCTGGAACCGTTCGGGCAGGGCTACGCCTCGATGGCGCCGGCGGTGAACGAGCTCGAGCGGCTGGTCGCCGCCAAGCGGGTCAGGCATGGCGGCGCGCCGATGCTGCGCTGGTGCTTTTCCAACGCGATCACGATCAAGGATGCCGCCGGCAACCGCAAGCTGGACAAGAGCAAAAGCTATTCGCGGATCGACGTCGCGGTGGCGGCGGTGATGGCGATCGGCGCCATGAAATGCCAGGACGCGCCGCCGGTCGAGATCGCGGCGATGATTGCTTAGAGTGGCGGTGGCTTTTGCGCTTTGATGCAGAAAAAGGTGATCGACTGCATGTTGATCCTGGCGGAAATTTCGCGTCGAGCCGTCGCTGGATCGGCGATGAACCGTGTCGCCTCGGCCTCGGTGATGCGTTCGGCGATCACCGGGACCATGCAATTGCAGGCCGGCGCCTCGATCCACATCGGGTCATGGCAGCTTGGCACAAAATTCTGACGCACCCATGCCTGCGGATCGGTGCGGAATGATCCGGTGCCGGCCGTTGCGGTTGCAGTCAGACAAAGCAAGGCGGCAATGCCGTGCAGAAGTTTCAGCATTGTGTAATTCCTCCGGTCACTTGCGCGGCATGCAGAGCATGCCGGCGCCCATAACGACCTTCAACGTCCGCTGCTTGAAATCCGGTTCGTTGACGCGCGCGACGTCGGCCTCAGTGATCCGCGTTGCCAGCAACGGAACCATGCAGTCGCATTGCGCTACGGTTTCGGGGTCGGTGGGTGCCTTGCATCCTGGCGCCAGCGTATTGCGCACCCAGGCTTGCGGGTTGGCGCGAAACGATGCCGGATCCGCGTCAAACGCGACGGCCGGCGCGGTGAGGGCGCACGCGATGGCGGCGGCGAGGGCGAGGCGTTTCATGATGCCAAACCGTAAGCACGCCGCCGGCGAGCCGACAACCGGGTTTTTACGGTGATCACGAAGGAACACCGCAACATGTTGCTGGTGGCTGATCGCACCCGCGACGTCGACGTGATCGCGGCGATCGTCGACCATGTGCTGACCGAAAATCCCGATGCCACGCTGCTCGAGATCGAGATGTGCCTGCGCGACGGCGCTGGCCACAGTTACCTGATCGCGAACGGTCCGAAAATCGTGATCGGCATGCCGACGATGCTGGCCGAACTGGCAATCGCCGGCATTACGCCGGAACAGAACCGGGCCGCGCTCGCGGCCGCCACCAAGGAATAGCAACATGCGCTATGCCGTCAAATCGGCGCCGCCTCCGGGTGTCGAGCCGCTGCAATTCGTCATGTCCGATGGTTCGATCGACCGCATGGGCGACGTGATCGAGCCGGGCGGCTGGCAACTGACGAATTTCAAAACCCACCCGATCGCGCTGTTCAATCACGACAAAGATCAGATCATCGGCAAGTGGGTCGACGTTCGCGTCGAGGGCACCAAGCTGCTCGGCCGACTCGAGCTCGCCGCAGCCGGGACGTCGCCGCTGGTCGACACAGTGCGGGCGCTGGTCGATCAGAACATTCTGCGCGCGGTGTCGGTTGGTTTCCGACCGCTCGAGCAAAAGCCGCTCAACGAGGATGCCGACAAATATTTCGGTCCGTTCAAATTCATCAAATCCGAATTGCTCGAGTGCTCGCTGGTGGCGGTTCCCGCCAACCCGAACGCGCTCGCCACCGCAAAGTCGCTCGGTCTGTCCGGCGACTTCCTGTCCGAGGTGTTCCGCAAGACCGCGGGACCGACACCACGGCCAGTTCCCGCCGCGCCTGGCAAATCTCTCGTGCCACAGGCAACGAAAATGAAAACCCTCTCCGAGCGCATCGAGAATGCGCAACAGAACCTCGTTTCCCTACGCGACCAACTGACCGGCATCACCAACGCCAGCGAAGAACCGGACGAAACCGCGCAGGCGCAAATCGACGAACTGACCGCGCAGATCGAGGCGCAACAGAAATCGCTCGACGCGCTGGTCAAGGCGGAAGGCGGCCTTGCCGCGCGCACCTCGCCGCCGGCGCCGGCGGTGCAGCGACGTCAGATCGACGTCGTCGGCAAGAAATGCGAACCGCGCGACCATATCGTGCGGGCGATGGCGGTGCATTTCGTTGCCAAGATGACCGGCGCGCCGATCGATCACGTTTTGCGCGAACGTTATCCCGGCGATGAAGGCACCGGCATTGTGCTGCGCGCCGCGGTGGCGCCGGCGCAAACTACGGTTGCCGGTTGGGCGGCCGAACTGGTCGGAACCGCAATTGCGGATTTTCTCAACCAGATGCCGATTATGGCGATCTATCCCAAGCTCGCCGGCAAGGGGCCGCGCTTCACGTTCGGCCGCAATGGCGTCATCAAGGTGCCGGGGCGCTCGGCCACGCCGAAAATCAATGGCTCGTTTGTCGGCGAGGGCCAGCCGATCCCGGTGCGCAAGCTCGGGCTGTCGGCCATCACACTGACGCCGAAAAAGATGGCGGTCATCTCGGAATTCACGCGCGAGATGGGCTTGCACTCGACGCCGGCGATCGAGGGCGTGATCCGCCAGGCGATCAATGAGGACACCGCCGAAGCGATCGACACCGTGTTGATCGACAACAACCCGGCAACTGTGATCCGGCCGGCCGGCCTGATTAACGGCCTGGTCGCGATCGGCGTGTCGGCGGCACCGACCCGGTTCGAAAAGATCGCCGCCGATATCCAGGCCTTGATGGCGCCGATCATCGCCGCGCGCGGCGGTCGCGACCTGGTGCTGTTGTGCAACCCGGCGCAAAGCCTGGCGATGGATTGGGCGGTGACACCGGCGGGCACGTTCGTGTTCGCCGACAATGGTGCGCCTGGCATGCGCGGGCTTACGGTGGTGTCGTCGACCGTCGTGCCGGCGGCCACACTGATCATGCTTGATGCCGCGGATTTCGCATCGGTGACCGGCGACACGCCGGAATTCGACGTCAGCGACGTGGCGACGATCCATGAGGAAGACACCACACCGCTGCCGATCGGCACCGCCGGCGCACCGGCAACCGTCGCCGCACCGGCTCGCTCGCTGTGGCAGACGGCGTCGATCGGCATCCGCATGCTGCTCGATATGAACTGGTCGATGCGGCGCACGGGCATGGTGACGTTCATGACCGGCGTCACCTGGTAGCGAAACCCGCCGGGTTGCGTGGTTGCGCAACTCGGCAACCTCTTTTGATGAAGGGAAAAGGGACATGACCGACCACGACGACAAGAAGCCCGGCGGCACACCGCTCGGCGCCGCACGGCCAGGTGAAGGCGTGCACAAGCTCGGCGAGAAGCACGTCGACACGCGCCAGCATCCCGCCGCCGGCCAGGAAACCAACGCCAGGCACGACGACGATAAGAAACCCGACACGCACCAGGGCGAACATGTGTCGACGTTTTCGCCGGAACAGTTGGCGACGCCGGCGCCGAACCTGGCCGGAAGCCGGCAGATGTACATCATCGTCGGGCCATATAAGGGCTCGGTGCTGACCATGCCCGACGCCGAGGCGGAAGACGCTAAGGATAGCCATTGGGCGGTCGAGATGGACACCGTCGCGCCACCGTTCGACGCCGACAAGCCGCCCGAGCATGACCACGAACTATCAGAGGAAGATCGCGCCTATGCGGTCGAGGCCGCCGACGCCTGGGCGGCCAAAGTCAACGAGCCGCCCGACGAACCGCCGCCCGAGGGTGACGAAACCGAGGCGCAGCGCGAGGCACGCGAAAAGCGCAACGCCGACCGCAAGGCCGACCATGACCGCCGCACCGCCGAACACGGCCGCCGCAAGGCAATGCATCCTGGCCGGCAACCAGGCGCCGGCTATGAAACGCGAACGGCCGACCATGATCCCGACGGCCGGCCGCCGAGCCGCAACCAGCCGACACCGGAGCCGCATAAGCCGGAACCGACAAAGAAGTGAGCCTGGTTTCGCGCATGATGGGCGCCTTTCGCGGCAAGGCTGCGGAAGGCGAATACCGGCCGGGACCGTATTTGCTCAACGACGGCGGCTGGCTGCCGGCCTCATGGGGCAAGTTCGCGAATTTCTGGCAAATGGGCTACGACCCGGTGCCGTTCGGGGCCGGCTCGGCAATGGTTGAGGCGTGCGTGTCGGCCTATGCGCAAACGCTGGCCATGTGCCAGATGAACCACTGGCGCGACCTCGGCAATGGTGGCCGCGACCGGGTAACGAATTCGGCGCTGTCGCGGGTAATGCGGGCGCCGAACGATTACCAGACCTCGAGCGATTTCATTCTCAACGCGGTGCGCTCGCTGTACCTCGATGGCAACGCCTATGCGCTGGCGCTGCGCAACGATCGTTTCGAGATTGCGTCGCTGCACCTGATGCACCCGAACCGGTGTCGCGCCCAAACGTACGGCGGCGAGATTTATTACTCGCTCGGCGGCAATGGCGTGATCGACAGCCGCCTGGAAGTGCTCGAGCTCGGTCAATTGTCGGCGGTGCCGGCGCGCGACGTGTTTCATGTGAAACTGCAGACGCCGCGCGATATCCTCAAAGGCGAAACGCCGCTGACGGCTGCCGCATTGGCGATCGCCGCCAATAACGCCATGATGACGCAGGCGATCGCGTTCTATGGCAACCAGTCGCGGCCGTCGGGTGTGCTGCAGACCGACATGGTGCTGACGCCGGCGCAGGTGACGGAATTGCGCAGCCGGTGGGATGACCAAGCGCGCGGGCTCGCCGCCGGCGGCACGCCGATCCTGACCTCGGGCCTGAAATTCGAGCCGATCACGGTGAGCCAGGCCGACGCGCAATTCGCCGAGGCGATGAAACTCTCCGACCAGCAAATCGCCGAGGTGTTCCGGGTGCCGCTCGCCATCATCGGCTCGGAAGCGCAGCCGATGGGCTCGACCGAGGCGCTGATGGCGTTCTGGATCGGTGGCGGCCTCGGCTTTGCGCTGAACCAGGTCGAGCTCGCGATCGACCGGCTGTTTGGTCTCGCCAAGATCGACGGCGAGTATTCAGAATTCGATACCTCGATCTTGCTGCGCTCGGCGTTCCAGCAACGCATCGAGGGCCTGGCGCGGGCGGTGCAGGGCGGTATCTACTCGCCGAACGAGGCGCGCGCGCTCGAGGGCCTGCCGGCGGCCAAGGATGGCAACGAGCCCCGGGTGCAGCAACAGGTGGTTCCGCTCTCGGCCTGGGATAAGCAACCGCCGGCGCCGGTCGCGTCGCCGGCACCGCCGCCGACCGATCCCGGCGCCAACGATGCCACCGCCGGCAAGGCGCTGCTGGCGACCACAGCGGCCGTCATGGTGCGCGTGCTCGAGCGGCTCGACGACTACGGCAACGTGATCAAGTTCCCGACGCCGGTGCCGGGACCGCCAGGACCGCCGGGCGAGCGCGGCGAGGCCGGCCGCGACGGTCGTGACGGGCTGCCAGGGGAAAAGGGCGAACGGGGCGACCCTGGCGAAAGGGGCCCGGACGGGGCAGCCGGCGTCGCTGGTATGCCCGGCGAACGCGGGGCGCCTGGTGAGCCAGCCTATGCGGGGCAAGCCTGTGGGTTATGGACTGCGGCGGCAAACTACCGGGGAATGGACGTGGTCGCCTGGAACGGTTCCGAATGGCGCGCCAGGTGCGAGAACCCGCAAGGCGAACCCGGCAAAAGCGATGACTGGTACCTCGGCGCCAAGGGATCGCGCGGCAAGCCGGGCGAACGCGGGCCGCCAGGTCCGGCAGCGGTGACGGCATGATTATCGCGAGGGCGAAATCGTGAGTTCAATCAACAAAACCGACCTCGACATCACGACGCTGCCGGCTGCGCTGTTGCCGCTGGCGAAGTCGCACCTGCGCGTCGACGGCACCTTTGACGACGCTTACATCACCTCGGCGATCGCGCGCGGTATCTCCTGGTTTGAGCGGGTGACGAACGTGTCGGTTAACCCGGTGACCTGGCTATGGTCGCCGGATCGTTTCGTCGACGGCCTGGCGCCGGTGCCGGTGTCGCCGGTGGATACGTTCACGGTCGACGCCGGCGGCGACGTCTCGGCCGACTATTCCATTGTGACCCTGTCGACCTATGGCGTCGGCATCTATGCGTTATCCGGGGCCTATGTGGCTGGTATGGTGGTGACCATACCGACCGGATATGCCGATGCCACAGCGCTCGATCCTGGCATTCTCGACGCGGTGCTGCGCTACACCGCGCATCTCTACGAGAACCGCGAAATTCTGGTGATGGGATCGGATGCCACAACGCCCGGCTGGATGACCGACACCATCAGCACCTATTGGATGCCGAGGGTTTGATGCGAACCGTCGAGCTGTTCCGCGATTTCGACTACCGTCTGCACCCGCGCCGCATGGTGCGGTTTCAGGGCGGTGTCATCTATGCCCGCGTGCTCGAGGCGGCCGCACAGGCGATCGAGCACAACGGCGCCGGCCGTATCATCGCCCCCGATGCGGCCGGCACTTATTCCACCCGCGATCTGACCGACGCCAGCCATGCCTTCAGGCCTCGCAAGCGTTAGCGGCGCGGGTGACCTGCGCTATCGGGTGACATTCGCCGAGCGCGACAGCGTCGAGGATGAATATGGCAACGTCACCACCGGCTGGATCGATCGCTTCACGGTGTCGGCCAACATCATCGCCAAGCTCGGCGGCGAGGCGGTCGATGCGGCGCGGCTGGCCGGCCGGCAGCCGGTCATCATTCGGGTGCGCAAGTCGCCGGATACGTCGCTGGTGACAACCGACTGGAAAGCCACCGACCAGGCCGGCCACGAATACAACATCCGGACCGCTGTCGACCCCCTCGTCGGCGACAGCCAGCACGGGTTCTGGATCGAGATGTTCGCGGAAACCGGCGTCGCGGTATGACCACGAAAGAACTTGCCGCGCAGGTGATCGAGCAATTGCGCGGCACGCCGTTCGTGCTGGCGCTGATCGTGATCAACTGCATCGCGCTGGCCGGCTTTGCCTTCACGCTGCACGAGGTGAGTAAGGGTAATTCGCGCCGCGACGCCATGATCCAGGCGTGCATTGAAAGATCATCCAGGCCGTGAGCTATGCCGACCCGTCGCTGGAATTGCAAAAGGCAATCGTGGCCACGCTCAAGGCCGACGCCGGCGTCAACGCCATCGTGGCCGGCCGCATCTATGACGCGGTGCCGGGCAGTGCGGTCAAGCCGTACATCTCGTTTGGTGCGTTCCAGTTATTGCCCGAACATGGTGACTGCCTCGACGGCGGCGAGGCGTTTGTCACGCTCGACGCCTGGGCCGCCGGTCCCGATACCGTGCAGGTGAAACTGCTCGGCACCGCGGTGGCCAGGGCGCTCGACATGGCCGCCATCGCTCTCGATGCGCCGCAGCGGTTGGTCGAAATGTCGATCGAGCAAACCCAGTACATGCGCGACCCTGACGGCATTACCGCACACGGTGTCATCACCGTGCACGCATGGACTGAACCAACCTAGCAAGCCGCAGCACCTCGAAACCTTCTCAACCCCTGCCGGGAAACTTGGTGGGGGTTTTTGCATGGAGCAATGACAATGGCACAAGCGACGACCTATCCGTTCTCGAAATTCATGGTGAAGGTTGGCGATGGCGGTTCGCCGGAAATCTTCACCGATCCGTGCGGCCTGACGACCAAGGGTTTCACCCGAACCGCCAACCTCAACGACACCAACGTGCCGGACTGTGACGACCCCGACGCGCCATCCTGGCTCGGCCGCGACGTTGTCAGCTACCAGGGTGCGATCGCCGGTTCGGGCGTGGTGGCGCAGGAAAGCTATTCGACCTGGGAAGACTGGTGGAACGCCGGCGAGACCCGCAACGTCAGGATCGAGCTCGGCACACCGGTGGAATTCGCCTGGATCATGCCGGCTAAATTGCAGGAACTCGCAATCACCGCCGACCGCGGCCAGAAAGTCGACATGACAGTTGCGATCGTTTCCGACGGCGCCGTGGTTCCGGAGATCATTCCGTAATGAGCCAGGCCGACGGCAAGATCACGCTGACCGAATGGGGCAAGCCGGTCGAGTTCCGGCTTGCAATCGGCGACTGCGAGCAATTGCAGGAAGTTATCAACCGCGGTCGCGTTGCACTCGGGCTGCCGGCGGTCGGGCCGACGGCGCTGTTCAAGCTGATGGCAACCGGTGACGCCTGGCCGCATGAAGTCCGTGAGGTGTTGAGGCTCGGCCTGATCGGCGCCGGCATGAAAACCGACCGCGCGCTGGTGCTGATTAAGCGCCACATTGAACCACCGGGCCAGTTCGTGCAGGCGAGCGCGATGGCTTGCGCGGTTCTCGGTGCCGCGCTCTACGGCGTGCCGGACGATCCCGTGGGAAAAGAACCGACGCCGGCGGGCGATCCGGAGACGCCGGCGACGACGGACCTATCCGGTTCTCCGAGCTCTACGGGCTCGGTGCTGCAATAGGTTTGGCGCCGGACCAGGTGACGCGCTGTTCGTTCTGGCAATTTGCCGCCTGCGTCGACGGCTGGTCGCGGGTTCACGGCGGCGAGCCAAAACCGGAAGCGCCTAACGATGCCGAATTCGATGCGATGCTCGAGGCGTCGGCCGAGCACGAGGCGCGCCGTGACCAATAAAAGCGTCGAGGCATTTCGCAGGCTGACCGTCGACATGCAAGCCAACATCTTAAAGGACGCGCTCGCCGAACTCGACGCACAAGCCGACGGCCTGGTGTCGCGCATGAAATCCGTCGTCGTGCATGGCCCGACCTCGGCGCTGGCGAACTCGATCCGCAAGGCGCCGGGCCGCCGCGAAACCCAGGTGCGGGTCATGGCCGGCGGCGCTTCCACCACGCGATCCGGCGGCGGCAAACCATACGATTACGCGCGCGCGGTCGAATTCGGCACCGAGAAAGTCAGCGCGCAACCGTTCTTTTTCCCGACGTTCCGGCTGATGCGCAAGGCAATGCAAAGTTCGATGCGACGCAAGATCACCAAGCGCATCAAGCAATATTCTGCGGAGTAAGAGATGGCCGACAACACCGCATCGCTGGTCGTCGCGCTGTCAGCGCAACTGACCAAATTTGAAAAGGACATGAAAGCGGCCGGCGTGATGGCCGACAATGCGGTCAGCGATATCGAGGACAAGTTTTCAAAGATGAACCCGCAGGCGGGTGCGTCGTTTTTGGGTAATCTGTTTTCCAACCTGGTCACCAAGGGGATCGAGACCGCGACCAAGGCGCTGACCGAATTTTATGATCGGTTCCTGACGCTGGAAAAGGAAAGCCGCATCCTCAGTTTGTCGATGGAAGACGTATGGGGATTTCAGGAAGCGGCGAAAGCCGGCGGCGCCTCGGTCGAGGAAGCAACTAAAAGCCTGCGTAATCTGGAAGTGCTGTTGGCCGGAATGCAACGCGGCGATACGAATTCGCTTACCAAATTGCTCGATGCCAACCCCGAAGCGATGCGCGGCGTAAATCGCGAAACCCTGACGCTGCAGCAGACCTGGCAACTTGTCGCCAACCTGATCGCCGATACGCGGATTGGTGTCGAGAAAATCGAAGTCGGGCGGCTCGCCGGCATGTCGGAGGATATGGCGCTGTCGCTCGACAAGGCTGGCGGCTCTTTTAGCGCGATGCAAAAGGCGGCGGCAGCTACCGCACCGCCACTGTCCGACATGGTCGAGAAAGCAAAGGAGTTTGATAGTTGGATGAAGTCGGCCGCCGACTGGTTCAAGGCGGATTTTGTCCGGTCGATGGAACGCTTTCGGGAAATCTATCTGGAATTCAAGGGGCTGTTTGGTGGCGTGGCGGCATCGAGCGGCCAGGCACTGATCACCGGCGCCGCGGGCCTCAAGTCAGAAGCCGAGCGCAAAGCCGAGGGCCGGCTCAACACCGGGCCGGGCACGCAATTGCCAGCACAAGAACAGGCCGCGGCGCGCGCCGATGCTTACGAGCGCGAAACCCGCGCCATCGACAAACAAATCGCGGTGACGCAGGCGCAGGCGGCCACCGTCGGGGAAAGCGCCTATGCGCAGGAGGAATACCGCGTTCAACTGGTGTTGACCGAAAAGGCGGTCGAGACCTATGGCGAGGTAACATCAAAGGTAAACGACGAAATCGCGTTGCAGGCGACGCGCGCGGCGCAGGCAAAGCAGGCACTGGCTGAACATCAATTCGCATTGCAACGGCTCAACTCGGCCAGCCAGGCGGTCGGCTCGGCGCTGTCGACCGCGTTTGCCGACGCGATCGTGGAGGGCAAGTCGCTCAACGACGTGATGGCCTCGCTGATTAAGACGCTGGAAAAGGCGGCAATCAATTCGCTGGTTATGTCGTTCTTCACACCGGGCGCGGGGCAAAGCACTTCGCTGTTCGGAAGCCTGTTGCCGAAGTTTGCCGGCGGCACCGATAGCGCGCCGGGCGGCATGGCAATGGTCGGCGAACATGGTCCCGAACTGGTCAACTTACCGCGCGGCAGCCAGGTGATACCAAACGACGTTTTGCGCTCTGGCAGTTCGGGCGGCTCGATCGTCTACTCGCCGGCGATCGACGCACGCGGGGCCTCGGTCGAGGCGGTGGCGCGGCTGGCGCAGATCATGGAACAGGACCGGGCCAGTTTCGCGAGCCGCACCGTGCAAACGATCCAGCAAGCGCGCCGCGGCCGGGTGCCTGGGCTGTGAGGATCGTGGTCTGGTTGCAATGGTTTCGGGTTCTCGACGATCTCAACCGCGTGATGGCGGTTTGTGAAACCCGCGAGGAAGCCGAAGCCTACATAGCGGGGCAGAGCCTGGCATGAGCATCACCTATCCGATCAACCTATTGCCTGGCTTTCCCGGCTGGACGATCGGCTTTGACCTGAAATGGCGGCAAGAGCAATCGACGCTGGCAAGCGGGCGCATCCTGGTCAAAGACATGGGATCGCCGCTGTGGTCGCTGCGCGCGGCTACCAAGCCGTTATCCCCGAACAACCTCGACCAGTGGCGGGCCAGGCTGACCACGCTGGAAAACGGCTTGCAACAGTTCTGGGGCTATCCCATGTCTCGCTGTTATCCGCAGGCATATCCGCGCGGCACCTGGCCGACCGGCAGCACGTTCAACGGCACTTGCGTATTGTCGGCGATCAACGCCAACCGTAAGGCGATCACGCTGCAGGCGCTGCCGGCCGGCTTCAAGCTGTCGGTCGGCGACTATCTGTCGATCGCGGGCGATCTCCACCAGGTGATGGAAGCCGCGACCGCTAACGGTTCCGGCATCACCGGCGAATTTGAAATCCGGCCGCATCTGTGGCCAGGCGTCAACGCGCCTAAACCTGGCGTCACCGTGAAACAGCCGGCTTGCCTGATGGCTGTGGTGCCGGGCTCGGTATCGTCGGACGCGCAAAGCGGCGGGTGGGGCGTGGTGTCGTTCCAGGCGATCGAGGCGCGGCTGTGAGGGATATCAGCGCGGCCAACCTCGACGCGCTGCAAAAGCGCATCCTGATGCCGCGGGATTTCATTTGGTTTGTGGTGCGCAACCGCACCGACGGCACGCCGGTCACGGACGGTTACTGGTCGGACGTCGGATCGATATCAGCCGATATAGTCGATCCCGACACCGGCGGCGTCGTGACCCGCACCTGGGCCGGCGCCGGCTCGCTGATCCAGATTTCGGATATCCCGCTGGTATCGAGCCTGACGGTGCAGAATATCACCGTGACCTTGAGCCAGGTGGCCGACCGCGTGAACAACCTGGTGCGCGGCTATGACTGCAAGCAAGGCCGGGTCGAGATTTACCGCGGCCTGTTCGATCCCGAGACCCGCAAGATGGTGGCGGCGGCCACGCCGCGGTTTGTCGGCACGATCGACGAAGCACCGATCACCACGCCGGCCGAGGGTGAAAACGGCGACGTCACGCTGACCTGCACCTCGAACACCGTCGAGCTAACGCGCGCCAATTCCGACACGCGATCGGACGCATCGCAAAAGCTGCGGCGTGCCAATGATGATTTTTTTGTCGACACCGCCGTCGTCGGCGATTGGCAACATTTCTGGGGCCGCGCCACCGGGGCGGTTTCATGATCCGGCCGGGGGTTGTCGCCGACGTCGCGGCCGTGGTGACCATGCTGCGGCATTCGCGCCAGGCGGCCGGGTTCGATCGCCGTGACAGCGTTACCGGGTTTAATTTTCCGTTTGATCCAGCGTATGCCGAGCGGTTGCTGTTGGTGCATCTGATGCCGCGGCATGTCTGCCTGGTGCTGGATATCGACGGCACAGCGCAAGGCGTGCTGATGGCTACCTATGCCGAGCATCCATTTGGGCCGGTGCGGCTGGCGCGCGAAACGGTGTGGTGGATCGAGCCGGAATACCGCGGTCGCGCGGCGGTTGAAATGCTCGACGCCTATGAAAACTGGGCGTGCGCCAACCATTGCCAGTTTATCGGCATGGCGGGCATGGGTGACGATCCCGACGTCGGCAAGCTCTACAAGCGGCGCGGCTACCGGATCGCCGAAACCCATTTCTTGAAGGCGGTCTAGGTGGCAATTTTTACCGCGCTGGCAACCTTCCTGCTTGCCGGCACCTTCCTGGCCGGAACGCTGGCGGTGCCGGCGCTGGCGCTCGGCCTCGGCCTCGCTGCCACGATCGGTGTTTCCTATGTCATGAAGGCGCTGGCCGGCACGCCAGCGACACCGTCGACGCAGGATCATTTCAGCACGCAGGGATCGCTCGCCGCCGCTGGCGACGTGCCGCGATCGTTCGGGCTCGGCGTGCACATGACGGCGGGCTCGCTGGTCTATGCCAACGCCTGGGGCCAAAGCGGGCAGACGCCGAACGCCTATTTTACCCAGGTGATCGCGGTGTCGGATTTGCCGCGCGAGCGGTTGCTTGAAGTATGGGTTAACGGCGAACATTGCTCGCTCGACGGCGCGCCGATCGGTGACCTCGGCTATCCCGTCAGCCAATACAACAAGGCCGGCGCCGGTCACCTTTGGATTAAATATTACGACGGCACGCAAACCGCGGCCGATCCGTTGCTGGTCGGCAGCGTGGCCTCGGCCGATCGACCCTATGCCGGAACGCGGTTTGGCACCGGCGTGGCCTATGTCGTCGCAACCGCGCTGGTCGACGATACCTTGTTCACCGGATTTCCGACGTTCAAATTCGTGCTGTCGGGAATTCCGCTTTATGACCCGTCGAAAGACGACACCAACGGCGGTTCTGGATCACACCGCTATTCCGACCCGGCAAGCTGGGGCGGCGACGGCGACCTGTTGCCGGCGGTGCAGGCTTACAACATTCTGCGCGGCATCCGCTTCAATGGCGCCTGGGTGTTCGGCCTGCAAAACATGGTCGGCGCAGCGCGGCTGCCGGCGGCGAACTGGAACGCGCAGATCAACAAATGCCGTGCCACCGTGGTCGGGCTCGGCGGTCCCGAACCATCCTATCGCGCCGGCGGCCAGATCAATGTCGACGCGCAACCGGCCAACGCGATCGAAGCCATTCTAACCGCGTGCCAGGGCCGGCTTTCCGAAATCGGCGGGTTCTATAAAGTTCACCTGGGTGCGCCTGATAGCCCATCATTTACCTGGACCGACGCCGACCTGTTGTCATCGGAACAGCAAACGTTCCGGCCGTTCTTCTCCCTGGCCGACAGCGTCAACGGCATCCAGGGCAAATATCCCGATCCCGGCCAGGGCTGGCAGACCGCGCCCGCGCCGCCGCTCTATCGCACCGATCTTGAGGCGCGGGACGGCCACCGCCGGCTGATGGCGGCGCCGGCGTTCGATTTCGTGCCCTATCCCGAACAGGTGCAGCGGCTGCAGAAATCCGGCATCGAGGAAGCGCAGCGGGCCCGAACCCATGTGCTGCCGTTCCCGCCGGCCTATTGGGTGGTCGAGCCTGGCGATGTCGGCACCTGGTCGAGTTTCCGCAACGGCTACACTAACAAGCTATTCCGCGTTGATAGCGTGGTCGATCGCGCCAACCTCGACGCGGTGTTCAACGTCACCGAAGTCGACCCGGCAGATTATTCCTGGGATCACACCGTCGACTATACCGGCGTCGCGACCGGGCCGACGGTGTTTCCAAGGGTGCCGCCGCAAGGCGTGGTCGACTGGTACGCCGAGGGCTCGATACTCTATGACGCCGACGGCCTCGGCCGCCGCGTTGCGATCCGCATTGCCTGGGATGGCACCTTGCCGGGCGTGGTCGGCATACAATACGAGGTGCGGCTGTCGGCCGATCTATCCAGCGTGACGCGCGGCCGAACCGACCAACTCGCCGCCGGCGCGCTGATGATTTCGCAGGGGCTGATCCCTCTCACGGCGTACCAGGTACGCGGGCAATACATTCCGAGTTCGCCGCGCGAAATGCTGTGGTCGGACTGGCTCGACGTGGTGACGCCGGCCGAGCCGGTGGCGAATATCCCGGCATGGATCGCGGTGCAGGTCACGTCGGTGATGGACTACCTAAGCGACCGCTTGGCCGAAGTCGAGCAACGCTTTGCGACCCTGCAGTCGACGCAGGGTCAGCGCAACTGGCTAGACCAGAAGGAAATCCGCACGCAACTATCGGCCACCGCTGGCAATGCCTCGGCGGAAATCGACGATCTACAAGAGGTGATGGTCGACGCCGACACCGCGCTGGCGTCGTCGATCAGCAATGTCGATGCCAAGTTCGGGCCGGCCTATTCCAGCGTCAACACCGTCACGAAGGCGGTTTCGACGCTTGAGGGTTACGCCGCCGCGCAATATTCCGTCACGCTCGACGTCAACGGTTATGCGACCGGCTTCAAGCTGATGAACTCGGGCACCTCGAGTTCGTCGGCGACGTTCGTGCAGGACAAATTTCAGATCGCGGCACCTGGTGTCGGCGGCGGGGCGCCGGTGCCGATCTTCACGGTTGCCAATGTCGACGGCGTGCCGAAGATCGCGTTCCGCGGTGACATGTACGGCGACGGCACCATTGCCGGCGTTCGGCTAATTGCCGATACGATCACGGCCAGGGAAATCGGCGCGCAGGTCATTACCTCGGCCGAGATATTGGCGAACAGCATCAACGCTGATCGCCTGGTGACGGGTACGATCACGTCGGACAGTGGCAAGATTGGCGCGCTATCGTTGCGCAGTTTGAGCCTGGCCGATTTTGCGGTGGTGGTGCCGGTGGTGGAAACCCGCGGCGACCAGGTGGGTTCGCCCGTCAACCAACTGGCAAGTAGCGTCACGATTTCATTCGATAGTGTCGGGCTGGCCGGCAAACCGCTGACCATCATCGCGGGCTTTGTCGGTCAAATGGCCTACACCGGCAGCGGTGGAACGCCAAATCTTGTACTGTATATCGACGGGGTTCAAATCCAGACCATCGCGACAACCAACAGCTATGACTACTTTGCCTCGCTGGCGGGATCGCGGACGTTTACGGCAAACGGCGGCGCCGAAAGCCATACCGTGCAAGTGTACTGGGTAACGAATAGCCCGACCGGCAACCCGGCCTTGGGCAGTCGAACCCTATGGGCGATGGTGGGCAAGCGATGACGTTCGGAATTTACTATCGCGCCGCAGATGGCGAAATCCTCGGCTGGACAAATCAGCGCGACCCGGTCGCGCCTGACGGCATGAGCCTGGTGCAATTCGACGACCCGATCGATGTTGATCCGCTGCGGCAAAAGGTTCGTGACGGCGAGGTGGTAGACAAGACGGCAGCCGAACAGCGCGCGGCAAGATTGCCGACCTTGCGCGAAGTGCAGCAAGCGATATTCGCCGAACTGCGCCGCACCGATCCGCTGATGCTACCTGACTATCCCATATTGTCAGGCGAGCGACACGCCTGGACGGTTTACCGGCAAATGTTGCGCGACCTCTCCGGCGATGCCGTGCATCGAATAAATTCATGGACGTTGCCGCCTGATGGCGTCGATCCAATTCTTGCTTTGCGCGAAAGGTTACAGCCATGAGCCTGCCAACCTATCAAACCGGCACGGTGTCGGTCGCCGCCAGCGGCACGGTGGTGACGCTGACCGGAGGGTTCTGGTCCGGCACCAATGTCAAGCAGGGCGATTTCATATCGATCGGCGGATCGAGCGACGTTCTGATTACCGAGGTGACCGATGACACTCACCTGAAAATTGCGCCGTGGCCTGGCGCTGCGCAATCCGGCGCGGCCTATGTGATTTATCAGAACTATGTCGGCCGCGTGGTCGGTGTTGCCGCCGCCGAAGACGTCGGCATCATGCTCGAAAAGCTGCACACCGACGGGCTGCCGTTTATCCTCGGCGCCGATGAA